TTTGACTTTTAATCAAAGGGTCCCGGGTTCGAGTCCCGGGCGGGACACCATTTTGATTATTTAAAAAGCCTTTATTTATAAGGCTTTTTTTATTTTTTCTTGTCTTAAATATTGATTCAATAAATTTGCTAAAATTACATAAAAATAAGTCCGTTGGCAACAAATTGGCAACACTTTAAATTTTATTAATCGCTTCTAATTTTTGGTCAAATGTTATTTTAATATAATGATGCTCTGTTACATCACTTTTTGTTGAATGCCCAAGAATGTGTTTTATAATTAATTTATCGACTTTAGCGTTATATAACAAAGTAGCGGTTGTATCTCTTGTATCGTGTGGCAAATGATATTTTCCAAATAATTTTTTTGTAGTATTTTTAAATATATCTAAATAATGTCTATAATTAAACTGTGTACCATCTTCTTTAACAATTAAATAAACACCTAATTTATTCATTCTTTTTTTAATGAGTGGCTTAATTTTAGCGTTTATTGGTATCTCCCTATCTATCCCAGCTTCGGTTTTAAAACCACCAATCATTTTATTTTTTTCAAGATATACATTTTCTTTTTTAATTTCTAATAGTTCATCTGGTCTTAACCCAGAATAAATTCCTATTAATATAATTGAAATTATATTATATGGATCAATATCTTCATTTCCTAAATTATTCCATAAAATTTTAATTTCATTATCAGTAAAATTAACGTGCTTATTTTTTTTGCTTTCTTCAAGGGGCAAAACAATTAATTTTAAAATATCAAAGTCTACATTTAAACCTAAATATTTAGCGTGAGTTAATAACTTACTAAATAACAATTTTATGTATTTACTGCCAGTTAACCCTAAATTAGAATTATCTATAATATTTTGAATATCGTTTGCATGTATTTCTAATAAAGGTTTTTTGTATAAATGTTTATAATGTTGATTATATGTCGAATCGTAATTTTGAGCATACGCTCTTTTTTTCTTCGTATTAGGATTTTTTGATTTATATTCTTTAAATCTTCTATGTTCGTGCTGAGACCATAATATATATACCTGTTCTGTTGTCAATTTCTTTTTGTCTTCATAACAAGGATTTTCGTTATGTTTAACTAGCATTTCCATACCCTTAAAGTAATCATCAGTGTATCCAATTACTTTGCGATAAGCTTTGCCAGAACTATCGTAGGAAGATGGCGCTCTTAACATAAATGGTTTTCTTCTGCCACTCCCCAAATAAGAAATACTACCAAATTTATTAGGTAGTTTCATTTTATTTTTATGATTTTTAATTTGTATTTGTTTCATAGTTTCTCTCCTTTTGTTGATAAATTATTAAATTTATGTTAAAATGAGAGCATACAAAAAGTGTAGTTGGTCCTATATTTTTTGTATACAATCGCTAGTTTGCTCTGCCAAGTGAACTAGCTTTTTATTTTTATATTTTTCGTTGATAATGAGTGTTGTTTCATTATCTTTTTTTATTTGCAAAAATATTAGATTTTTTAATCTTCTATATTTAATTTTCATAACCTTCTCCTTTCTAGAATAAGGTTATCATATTTTAAATAAGAAATAAATAGAAATGTGACATTCTGTAAAAATCCGTGACATTTTGCATTTTATTTTATTCTACAACTGTGAAAGCTATAGGATGTAACTGTATTTGCATAATTTTCAATACTTCTTTGTTTAAATTTACAATAAACAGTAATATTTTCGCCTTTGTTTAATTTTTTTAATTCTTCCGATTTAAAAGGAAAATATGCATCTAACTCAATTGTTTTTGAATTATCATTTTCAAAAGGATATCTTATTTCTAAATAATTATCATTCAAAAACTCACTAATATTATATATATCACCATTAAAATAATAATAATTATCTTTGTACTTTTCTTTAGCGTTTATTTCGTTGTTGATAAAATCATTGTGTAATTCTTGAGGGTTTAATTGTTTATATTGTTCAAACTCTACAAAATCATCATTGCCACCTATTATAAAATTTTCCCAAAAATAAAATCCACCATAAACAAGAAAAGCAAATAATATTATAAATACAAAAATTCCAGCAAGATCAGATTGACGTTTATTACAGTTAGGGCATATTGCGGCTTTATTATCTATTTCAGTTTTACAATAATTACATTTTTTAATAATTACACCTCCAATCTAACATCTATTTTAAAACCTCTATACTAGCAGATTTTAAGCATAATTAATTTTTCTTTTCTTTACTTAATTCTTCCATAAGTATTTTATTAACTTCCAAAACATCTTCTGCATTTAATTCTTTTTCTTTTGCATAAGATATTTCTACGCCACTATCAGTGGCTATTTTTTTTATTTGTTCGTCGTATTCATTATTTATTTCTAAATTATGTACTATTTGTTTATTATCTAATAAATTGTCAATTGATATATTCAAAGCTTTACAAATTTTAATAACATTACCTACATTTGAATTATCTATTCCCCTTTTTAATATCGTATCAACAGTAGTATAGGGAATTTTAATGCTAAGTGCAAATTGTCTTACCGAACCAAATTTGTCTTTGATTAAGTTTTTAAGTTTTTCTTCTAACATATAAAAATTCTCCTTTCTACACATCATTATAATATAAAATATACGGAAAATCAAACTTTTTAAAAAAAATACGAAAAAACATAAAAATAGCATTGACAAAATACGAAAATACGTATACAATGGGTTTGAGGTTAGAAAAAAATATTTTTTTTAATCGAAATATACAGAAAATCGTATTTAAGAGAGAGGTGAAAAAATGGAACAATTAAAAGACATTTTAAAAGAAAACAATATTACACAACTAGATATTGCTAATAGATTAGGTATTAGGTCTTTAAGTACTGTTAATCAAAAAATCAATAACAAAAGTGAATTTACAGTTAAAGAGGCAATTCTTTTAAGAGAATTAATTCAAGAGAAAACTTCTAAAAAATATTTAATTGAAGAATTGTTTGATATTGATGAAACATCATTAATTCAATAATTGGAGGAGGGAGAGTAGTATTGAAAGAATATATAGAAGCAACTAATAAAATTGAAAAAGAAATAAAAAAAATTAATAAAGAATATGAAAATGATAAATCTTTATTAATTAATGAATTGGACAAAATCATAATTCAATCAATCATTGGCGTTATCGCAAACTTTAATACATTGGATACTTTGAGAAGTGATCTTATTACTAACATCAATACCTTGCTTATTTTTAGAAAAGCTATTGTTGATAATTACAGTAATAATAGCAGTAATTGCAATAATAATTAAATTTTTAAAAGGAATCCAAAAGAAATTAAATTTATTAATTCTGTAATCATGAATAAATTGATAACCATTTCTAGTTATATACATGTGTTCCCGTATATCTAAAATAATGTGGTTGCTAATACTTTTATTGACGGTTACACCATCAAAATATTTAAATTTAATACATTCAGAAACAATATAGTTAGCATATTCAGAATTGCAATTTAATTTACATTTAATTTTTTCAATAGATTGCTTAAAGTTATTAGTTTTATGAAAAGTTACGAGAAAATTATAAATACCAATTTCAATTTTATTATATTTAAGTTTATTTAATATTTTTTTCAAAATAAACAACACCTTCCTATAAACAATTATAACATGGAGGATATTAAATAGAAAGGGTGAGAAAATGAAAGATAGCGTATCAATAGAAGAAGCATCAAAATTGACTGGTTATACAATGCAAGCAATCAGATGTGGACTTCAACATGGATTGTTTCCGTTTGGATCAGCAATGAAGAAAGAAGGTAACCAAAATTACCAATATTTAATAAATCGATTTCAACTTTATTTGTATTTAGGTAGAGATGATTTAATAAAAGCGTGGAGAAAATATCACGAGCTAGAGAGGGGATAAACATGGATTTACAAACAGTCTTAAAAGAGAATAAAAAAAGATATAACAATTTTCTAAAAGAGCAAAAAGAATTTCAAATGAAAAAGCAAAAAAGAGAAACCGTTATAACAACGTTTATAATTTTATCTATTTTATTTATAACTTTATTTAGTTTAAATGTAATGACTGAAAGCGCACAAAAAAAGTGTGTCGATGCAGGACACACACAATGTAATTTGTTAAAAAATTAACAAGTTAATTATACAAAAAAACAAAAGAAAAGTCAAGTTGAGGTGATTAGATGTTTATTATATTTTTATCAATTTTAATAATAGCAGCTATTGCATGTATGTATTATTTTAAGAAGACTTATGATTGGTTCGCTTGCATAGTTTATGGAATATACGCTTTATTAGTGATTGTTTTGTGGGTTTTATTTGTTTTGATAAAACAGTAAGCAATTTGTCAACCGAAATATCTAATGAATCACGGTCATTACGACAATCTTTTATATTTTCAATTAATTGAAAATCAATAGAAAAATACGGAATTAATTCGTATAGTGCTTTTAAAAAAGATTTTTCAGTTTGGTGAGTGTTATAGGAAAAATGTTCACCCCAAGCACCAAGAAAGTTTTCTAAAGCATTAGAACGAGCGATTTCATAGTTTTCAAATTTCTTTAATTTCAATTGATATTTATTATTAATAACAGAAACAATAATTGGCGATAAAATAGCTGATAAAGCAATTATTCCAGTAATTGTTAAACTTAAATCAAATTTCATACAATAACTCCCTTCTAAAACAATTATACCATAGGGAGATAGCAAAATAAATTCAGACATCTGCGAGGCTACTAGATATTCACTTCCTAATAAAAAAAGTAAATTGATTTCATTTATCTAGTAGTTCCTCAGGTGTCTGAATAAATAAAAGAAAAGAGGTGCCACTTGTGGATAAAATTACACACTAAATTATTAAATTGGGAGTGGTACTCTGACATAAATACTACAAGACTCTTTATACATTGTCTATTGAAAGCCAACTATAAAGACAAAATGTGGCATAGTATAAAAATTGAACGAGGAAGTTTTATCACGTCATTACCCAATTTAAGCGAAGAAACAGGTCTTACAGTGCAACAGACAAGAACTGCGTTAGATAAACTAATTTCAACAGGCAACATAACAAACAAAAGTTATACAAAATACCGTGTAATTACAATACAAAATTACGATAACTACCAAGACAATAACAGTCAAAACAACAGACAAATAACAGACAAACAACAGACAGAACAACAGCAACATCAGAATATAGAATATACAGAATATATAAAAAAAGAAAAAATAAATAAAAAAGAAAAAAAGTTTACCAAACCAACATTGGAAGAATTAAAGGCTTATATTCAAGAGAAAAATTTAAATGTAGATGCAGAAAGTTTTATTGATTACTATGACGGCAATGGATGGAAGGTAGGTCGCAACCAAATGAAAGATTGGAAAGCAACTGTTAGAAATTGGAGTCGAAGAAGTTTTAATCAAAAATTAAAAAAGACTGAAGCAAAACCTAGCTGGTATGGACAAAGCATCAAAGAAGAAAAAGCCAGTGAAGAAGAATTAAAAAAATTGGAGGCTAAATTAAATGGAATACAAAAAATTTAAAGAATTTAAAAAGAAGTATACTCCACAGCAAATATTAAACATGTATTCAAAAAATGAAATTAATCTTACGTCTAAACAATTGGACGAGCTATTAAAATATTCTAAAAAAGGATTGTAAGGAGGGCTAATGAAAAAGAAAACACAAGCGGATAGAGTGCTTGAATATATTCAAAAATATGGAAGTATAACTACACTTGATGCATTTCGTGATCTAGGTGTAACTAGGTTATCGGCTAGGATATACGAATTAAAGCATTACAACGGCTTAGATATAGAAAAGCAATATGTAACAAGTAAAAATAGACATGGTAAAGTATGCACCTATGCAAAATACACATTAAGGGAAAATTAGAAAGAGGTTTGAAAATGGAAGAAATAAAAAAAATGAATATTTATGAAAAATTACAATCTATAACAAATGAATTAGGAACTATTTCTAAAAATTTAAATGTAAAAATAAACAACTCACAAAGTTATAAAGCAGTTAGCGAAAAAGATGTTTTAGATGCAATTAAACCGCTTGAAAAAAAGTATAGAGTTTATAGTTATCCATCAGATAGAGATGTCATCGATAGAGAATTTTTGGAAAAACAAACTGAGTATAAAGGTAAAGTCACTAAAACTAACACTTTGTTTATGAGAATTGAAACTATATATAATTTTGTAAATCTTGATAATCCATCAGAAAGCATACAAGTTAAAACTTATGGTGATGGTTTAGATACTGGCGATAAAGCGCCAGGTAAGGCGATGACTTATGCGGATAAGTATGCACTAATGAAAGCTTATAAAATTAGTACTGGTGATGATCCTGACAAAGAAGCAAGCCCAGAACAAGGATATAGTAAATCTAAGCAAAATAAAACAACAAATTCAAAAACAAATTATAAAGTGTTGTTGTTGTCAAAATTAGATGAAATGGAGATAGACAGAAATCAATATGCTAAAGAACATGGATTAAATTCTAAGACAACGCAAGAAGAAGCTAAAAGACTATTAGATGAGCTAAAAATACAACAAGTACTTGATGGTGATAATTAATGCAAAATGTAACTGTAGATAGGGATAAATATATTGGTGGTAGCGATATTCCAATTATCATGGGTATCAGTCCATTTAAAACAAGATGGGAGTTATTGCAAGAAAAGGCAGGGTTAATGCAAAATGATTTTAAAGGAAATCCTTATACTGAATATGGAAATATACTAGAGCCTAAAATAAGAAATTTCATAAACGAAAGCGAAAAAGATAAATTTGTGGAAGGCAAAGATATTATAGGTGATATTAGATGTCATACTGATGGTTTGAACAAAACAACAGTGTTAGAGGTTAAAACAACTTCACAAATTCATAAAGAATTAAAGGATTATAAAGTTTATTTAGTTCAGTTATTATTTTATATGAATAATACCAAAAGAAAAAAAGGTAAATTAGCAGTTTACTCAAGACCTGATGATTTTAATGAAGAATTTGATGAAACTAGATTAAGTGTTTATGACTTTAATATTAAAGATTATAAAGAATTAGTAAACGAAATAAATATAGCTGTTGATAAATTTAGAATAGATTTACAAAAAATAAAAGATAATCCATTTATTGCAGAAGAAGAATTACTAGATAATAAAGTGATTACATTGGCGAATAAAGTTTTATCTATTGAAAAAGAATTAAAAGAATATGATGAATTAAAAAAGCAATATGACAAATTTAAAGAAGAATTAAGACAAGCTATGTTATCTAACAAAATAAAAAAATGGGAAACGCCTAATGGAACTAAATTTACTTTAGTTTTAGATACGCCTGATACAGAAATAGAAATTGAAAGTTATGATGAGGATAAATTCATAAAAGAAAATATAGAACTGCATGAAGCCTATCATAACAAATTAGCAGAATATAAAACTATAGAAAAGAAGATAAAAAAGGGGAAAAAAGGATTTATAAAAATAACTTTACCAAAAATGTAAAGTTTTAAGGAGGAAAACAATGATTAGTCTAATTGAATATTATAGAAAAAAAGAAGATACAGATACCGATAGTATTGTGTTTGAAAGAGTAAAAGAAGAAGATATAAGAATATGTGGAAAAACATTAGAAGAAGTTATCATAATATTAAAAGCGCTTGATATAGAACGTGAAACAGGTATTAAGATGTGTATGGAAAATTTAAACAAATATGCTGAACTATACCATAAAGAGCAAGACGAAATACAACAAAAAGTTATTTATGATCTTATGAATTGGAGGTATTAGATGATTGATGAAGAATTATTAGAAAAAGTAAGCGAAATAACAATGACAGATTATTCAGACTGTAAAGATTTACAAGAACAAGCAGAATGCATAATTTGTGATTTGCTTGATGAATTAGAACATTACGAAGAACTTTTAAAGGAGGCGAAAGAACATGAATAGAGTATGTTTAGTTGGTAGATTAACTGCGAAACCCGAATTAAGATATACACAATCTAATATAGCATTTACAAGATTTACAGTAGCAGTAAACAGGCCAAAAAATGCAGGTGGAACGCAAGATACAGATTTCATAAATTGTGGAGCATGGAGAAAACAAGCTGAAAATATTTGTAGATATTTAGATAAAGGTAGTCAAGTGTCTGTTGAAGGCAGAATACAAACAGGAAGCTATACTGCACAAGATGGAAGTAAAAGATATACAACAGAGGTAGTAGCTGATAATGTTCAATTTTTGGATACAAAGAAAAAAGAAGAAACAACAAGAATAGGGACACCTGCTGACTATGAACAAAAACAAGATGACGATCCTTTTGCATCTTTTGGAGAACAAATTGATATAGACAATAATTTTTTGGAGTAACTCATGAAAGGAACACCAAAACAATTAATACCTTATATTGTTAATTTGCCTGATGACAAGATATATGAAATAAAAGAGTATAAAAGAAAACGTTCATTAGATGCGAATGCCTATTATTGGGTATTAGTAAACAAAATAGCTGAAGCATTACGACAAACAAAAGAATTTGTACATTTAGCTATGCTAAAACAGTATGGTATAACCATTTCAACAATGATACCTATTGAAAAAGAAGAAGAATTCAAACAAATGGCTAAATACTATGAATTGGAAAGCACTATTGAAAATAATGGGAAGTTATTTAAACATTACAAGATGTATTTGCCAAGTAGTCAGATGAATACAAAGCAAATGTCAGTATTAATAGATGGCGTTGTAAGTGAATGTCACGAGATGGGAATAGAAACAATGACACCCGATGAATTGGCAGAAATTAAAGCAAATTGGGGGTAATTATGAAAAGCATTATACAAGACAAAAAAGAGTGTTATGTCTGTGGAGCAACTTACGGACTACATTCTCATCATTTGTACTTCGGGAATCCATTAAGGAAGATAAGTGAAAAGTATGGCATGAAAGTATATTTATGTTTTGAACATCACGAAGGAACTAATGGAGTACATGGTAAAAATGGACATGAATTAGATATGAAATTAAAAAGAGATGGACAAGCAGTTTTTGAAAAAGCTTATCCTGATAAAAAGTTTATAGAAGTGTTTGGAAGAAATTATTTATAGAAAGTGGGGCTAGTATGCATATTAGCGAAGAACAATACCAAAGAATGCTAAATAATAAAATACCAAAAGTCTCAAAATATAAAAACAAAAAGGTTGTATATGATGGCATTAAATTTGATAGTGCTAAAGAGGGTAATTACTATTTAAAGCTGAAAATAATGCAAGATTCAGGGTTAATTCGTGATCTAGAACTACAAAAGAAATTTATTTTACAAAAAGGCTTTACTTTAAATGGTAAAAAACGCCGAGAAATATCATATGTAGCCGATTTCTACTACTTTGATATAAAACAAGACAAATGGGTAGTAGTTGATGTAAAAGGCTTTAAAACGGACGTGTACAAGCTAAAGAAGAAATTGTTTGAATCTAAATATGGAATAGAAATTGAGGAAATATAATGGATTATTTCGAATTTTGGATGCCGATTCTAAAAAGACAGTATTTCAAATACAAATTAATGGATGATACTAAATCAATCATAGAGCTTGAAGATAATATTTGGAAAAACTGGAAATTAACTAAAGAAGAAAAAAGAAAAGTACTAAAAAGAATGAGAGGTGAATTATGAAAGAAAAATTATTAAAAATAGTTAATCACTATGGAATGAATAACCAACAAAGAAAACTAGCTGAAGAAGTATTTGAATTACAAGAGGCTATTACAAGTCATATAACAGAAGAAAATTTACAACGTATGCATGGGTTTCCCATTAGTACAGAAAATATTGCAGAAGAAATAGCCGATGTTATGGTTTTACTTAATCAATTCGCATTTTATTACGATATAAAGCTTGAAGATATAAATAACATGATGTCATACAAGGTAAATAGACAATTAGAAAGAATTAAAAATGGTGAATAACATAGAAGATTTACAATTAGACATTTTTGGAAACGAAACACCTATAAACGAAATTTTTAAAAGTGATAAAAAAACAAGAATAGGAAGAAAGAAAAATTTTCGTGAAAAACATGGATATAACCATTCAGTAATGTGTGGTAATTGCAAACATTTTATTAGCTGTCAATTAAATACAACCATAGTTTATAAATGTAAAAAAATAGGAATAAATTCAAAAAAGCAGTACTAATATATCATCCACAGATATTGGATGTAATTTATATGAAGGTGATGGTGAATAAACATGATAGCAATGTATGATTTAGAAGATAACTTTATAACACTATTCGATACTTATCAAGAATGTGCTGATTATTTTGAAACATCAAAAAAGGTAATACAAACTTATATATGTAAAAATCGAAAAGGAAAAATAGATAAAAAATGGGATAAGAAAAACAACTGTCATGTTAGGTTATTCAAAATTGAAGAATAAGAGGTAGGTGATTAAATGTTAAAAATAAAAGATGATGTAGATTTAGAAAAACTAACGTTTAAAGAAACAAAAAAATTAATAAATTCTTTAAAAAATGAAATAAATGAATTGTCAGAAATTATTAAAAATCTTGAATATAGGCTTGAAAAAGCAAAGATTAAAATTAATGTTGATTTTATAGAATATACAAATTGTGATTTAAAAAATCATTTAATAATTTGCAAAACTATTCCTGAATTTAAATATTTTGAAGTAGTAAATTAGTAGAGAAAGTAGAGGATGTTTTAAGAAGAATTTATGATAATTATGATTAATAATTTAATGTATTCATGTAGACACAAATGTTTATGTGCTAACTGTACCCATGTTAATGGTAATTGCGCCACATGTAATATTCAATATGAAAAAAAACTTGACAAAAATATTGTCAAACAATGTGTTAGTGGTGGTGTTAAAGAATGCAAGTATTTTGAACCGTTGAAAGAAGAAATTATAAAAGAACAGGAGTGATAATTATGAAAAAAGTAATTTTAAATAAATGTTATGGTGGGTTTGAAGTTTCAAAAGGAGCTTATGAATTATATGCCAAGAAAAAAGGGTTAAAACTATATAGATATGAAAGTAATTTTATATACGATAAATGTTTTTATAAAAAAACTAATAGTGATAATATTTTTGTAAGTTACTTTACTAAAGATTTTGGTGATAATGTTCAAATAAGTGATGAAGATTATGGTAAATACACTTTATACTTGAATGGTGATTATAGAGAAGATAAAACATTAATTGAAGTTGTCGAAGAATTAGGTGATAAAGCAAATGGCCGTTGTGGGAATTTAAAAATTGTAGAGATTCCAGATGATTTAGATTATGTAATAGATGAATATGACGGAATTGAAACCTTACATCAGAAAGTTCAGGAGTGGTAATTATGACTGCAGAAGAGATGGCTATTGATTTAGATATGAAGATAGTAGTAAACGATAATAAGCGTTTAAGATATGAAGACATTTATAATAGTGATTTATATATTGAATTTTTTAAAGTAGATAAATTTATAATTTGTAATCCGACATATGATTATCAATTAGATATTCCAATACTTAAATTTATAAATAAACAAGTAAGTGAGTTAGGGTGGTTAGATGAATAAAATAGATGAAATAATTGTAAAAATTCTTTTAAGAATATGTCGTATTTTAACAAGCTATAGTGAAAAAATTAGCCCTGTGGATATTCATGTAATAGAAGGTTTATTTAAAAAAGAAGAAAGGTAGGTTGTACAAAATGAATAAAGAAAGATTAGGAATAGTTTTAGTAATAGCAATAGTAATATCATTTCTATATTTAATTACAAGTTTTATATATGATTTTTACAAAGATTATCAATGTAGTACTATGCCGTTTGATGAAATGAAATTAGACCATAGTTGTGATAAGTATTGGAAAGATAAGGTAGATAGTAATGATTGATATTAATTGCTTATACGACGAGGAAAAAGCAAAGTTAAATAGATTAAATAATCCTAAAACTCGTACAACCATGAGTGATTTCAAAAGGCGTAACGAAATACATCGTTTAAAAGGTTATTGTGAAGCATTGCGTGATGTTAAAAATAAAAAGGTATACACGCAAGAAAGGGATATATTAGAAAAAATTTATGATATGGTGTCTGATGATGTGAAAGAAATCATAAGGGAATGTTGGTGAAATTGTAAAATGAGTAATGTAGAAATACAACCAAGATATATAAACGGAACAGATAAAAAAGTTATAATTCAAGATGTAGTGTTAATAACTCCTGAGCAATATGAAGAATATATAACTTTCAAAAAACAAAAATTACCACAAAGAATAGATAAGGCTATAGAATTATTAACAAAATATAAAAATTTATATGGTACTGATAAAAGATTAGATGAAATAGAAGAAACATTAAAAGGTGATAGTAATGGGTAAAGAAAAAATACTTATTGATGAAAGTGATATAGAAGAAAGATACAAAAAAGGCTTATATGAAGATTATTTAAAAGAAAAAATAAATAATTTACAGCAAAGAATAGATAAAGCAATTGAGTACATAGAAAACAAAGAAGTAATAATTAATACAGATAAAATTAGAATATTTGATTTGTTTGAAACAGAAAAACAAGGATATATAGATAAATTGTCGAGAATATTAAAAGGTGACAACAATGACTGATTTAATATTATTACTAACACTATATTCTATAGTAACCACAATAGGACTTATCAAATACTATAAGAAAAACGAAATCAATTATAGTAACTATCAGAACTGTTTAAGAGCGTTATCAGAATATGATAAAGACTTAGCTGAATATTTAGAGAAAGATGGTGTAAAGGTATTAAGATATGAAATATAAACTAACAAAAATAGGAAAGATGTATATAGTAAATACATATCCATCAAACGAAGTAAAGTATGTTAAAACAAAACGTAGGGGGAATAAAGGCTATTGGAATAATAAATGTAGGAGGAATAAATAATGTTTAAAATACTAAAAACAATAGTTATGTCAATGATAGCATTAGTTATTATAGGTGTAAGTATATTCTTCGCCATATTAGGTTATCAAAATGAACAAGTAACAATTTGTGAAGTCGAAGATAAATGGGTAAAAAGAGCTGATGACAAAGAAAAATATTTAGTAAAATGCGGTAATGAAGTATATCAAATTACAGATTTGTTTTTAAAAGGTAAATTTAATAGCTCGGATTTATATGCTGATTTAAAATTAAATCAAAAATATGAAATCACTACAACTGGTTATAGGCTATCGTTCTTTAGCGAATATAAAAATATAAATAAAATCAAAAAAGGATAAAGGAGGAAAAGAAAATGGGAATAGGTACAATGATATTCATAATTATTGAAACAATTATTTTAGGTACATTTATTTTAGGATATAAAGCTATTAAAGAAGAATATAAAAAGAAATAAAGCGAAGGGGAAGCGTGAAGGATGTGTAATAAGGCAGCAATAAAGAAAATTAAAGAAATATACCAAGAATACGATAATTTTATTGTATATAACGTATATAACCAAGATAAAGAATTCTTGTATAGAGAAACAGAAAGCAAAATAAAAACAAAACCTGATTTAAAAGAAGAGTTGGACCAATTTATTAAGCAAGGGTCACAGAATTGGGTAGATAAAAAAATAATTATATAGGAGGAACTCTATGATACCTGAAATCAAAGAGGCTGATAAGCTAATAGAAGAATTAGATAGCATTATGGAAGAACATAATCCAAACCATGAGAAAGTACATAATCTTTTTACTAAAGCTACCAAAACTACAAGTAAGATAAAAGATGTATCAGTACAATATATACCAAGTAAGAATTCAAAAGAAGATTTATGGTTAAAGTTTGTACAAGCTACTATGGACTTTAAAAAATTAGAAGAATTCTATAATAAATTAAGCTATACAAGAAATAAAGGCGAAAGAGATATAAAAGTATTTCTAGATAAAAGAGAGATATTGCCTAAAAAAGGATATAACAATGCTGAAATAAATGAGATTATAACTATTAAAACAGGGCTAACAAAAAGACAAATAAACAAGGTTGTAAAAAAAATTAAAGAAAAATTAAAAAAAAATTAAAAAGTTCCCACTTAGTTCCCACTTGACAACTATAATGTGTATAATGGGCATAATTAGAAGTAACTATGTCCAGGAGCTAGTTGTATAAGCTAGCCAGCCCCTTTTTATTCTTTTAAGCAGTCTAATAAGACTGAAAGCTACTGGTTGGTAGCTTACTGATGATATATGCTATCGCAACAAGAAGACGTTGAACTAGCTGTCGATGAATGTGTAAGACGATAGAAGTTGGATATGATGGTAGTGAGGCTATTTTAGCTAGTTAAAGCCGAATACCGAAAAAGAGCCGATATATCATTGGTAAGGTGCTAATTAATAGCACTATTGGGGATTGCATTCGCAGTCGCACTATCTAATTGTAGGTGATGTATCGAATAATATAAAAAGACGCTGTTGGTTCCAGAACAACTTGGAATAGAGTTAGAAACGACCGATATTATTCGACACAGTATCTATAATTGATACGAGGAAAAAGAAATATCTTTTGCAAAGACACTGTCGTTTGATGGAGCCTTATTTTTCTAAATAGGTACCGAGAGGTATTCAACATAAAGCCCAACGCTAGCGGGCCAATAACTCACATTAAGTGGGTTTTTATTATGAAAGAAATTCAAAGTTCCTATTTACTTCCAGGTTAAGTGATAATCTTAATCAAAGATGGAGGTGAAATATAGTGACAACAATAAAACTTTGTATGAAATATGGCAACAGCTGTAAAAGATGTCCAAGAAATAGAAAATGTGATGAAGAACTAAAAAAACATATAAAAAAGTAGGTGAGGTGGATGGGAAGAAAAAGTAAGTATGAAACCATAGTAAAACCAAAACTTTGTTTAATAGAGGCCTGGTGTCGTGATGGCGCCACTGATGAAACAATAGCTAAAAAATTAGAAATTGCTTTATCTACCTTTTATGATTATAAAAAAAAATATTCGGAGTTTTCGGAGTCCCTAAAAAAGAATAAAGAATATGTAGATACAGAAGTTGAAAAATCATTATTAAAAAGAGCATTAGGCTACAATTATGAGGAAATAACTTATGAATATGGAAAAGAAGTAAAAAAAGTAAAAAAACATGTTCTTCCCGATACCACAGCCCAAATATTTTGGCTTAAGAATAGGAAACCAACGGTGTGGAGAGATAAACAAGATAAAAGCAACGAAGATACACTTAATAAACTTGACCAATTATTAGAGGAGCAAAAGAATGCTTAAGTGGACAGATAAGCAAAGAGAATATTTACAAAAAGCAAATCATCGTTGGAATTTTAAAGTCGGTGCAGTTCGTTCCGGAAAGACCTACCAAGATAAAGAAGATATAATTCCTAGAAGAATAAGAGAACGTGCTGGATTAGAAGGTTTATGTGTACTTATAGGAGTTACACAAGCTACAGTAGAACGTAATGTTTTAAGACCGATGCGTGATAAGTTTGGTGAAGGATTAGTAGGATATATAAATAAAGGCACAGGAACAGTATATTTATTTGGAGAAGAGTGTTATGCGCTAGGTGCTGAAAAGGTTAACCAAGTTGCTAAAATTCAAGGTGCAAGCTTCAAATATGTATATGGTGATGAAGTTGCCAAATGGAATAAAGAAGTATTTGATATGGTTAAATCAAGAATGGATAAAAGTTATTCATGTTTTGATGGTACTTGCAATCCTGAGCAAAAGAATCATTGGTTAAAAGAATTTTTAGATAGTGATGCTGATATATATACTCAGCACTATACTATTGACGATAATGAATTTTTAGATTGTGTATTTAAAGAAAATTTAAAAAAAGAGTATTGGGGTACAGTACTATATCAAAGATACATATTAGGCCTTTGGGTTAATGCCGAGGGATTAATATATAAAAGATTTGCTGATAATCCATCGCATTATTATTGGGAACAATATGATAAAGATGGCAAATTAATATTGCCTACTGGTGAAATAACAGTTGGTATAGACTATGGTGGAACACTATCAGGTCATTCGTTTGTAGCAACGTTAATTACACATGATTGCAGCCGATTAATTGTATTAGCTAGTGAACGACACTTTGGTGATATAGATACAAAACAATTAGAAGATTTACAGGTGGAATTCATAAAGAAAGTACAATATAAATATGGGCTAGTTAATTATGTGTATCCTGATAGTGCTGAACAAGTTCTAATAAGAGGTATTAGAAATAGGTTAGAAAGCGAAGGTATATATGCAACTGTTAAATCTTCTAAAAAAGAAAAAATAAAAGACCGTATAGATTGTGAACGAGTTATGTTTGCATATGATATGGTCTTTTTTATAGAAGAAGATACTAAAAGTCTTATGGAAGCATTAGAAAGTGCAGTATGGAACGAGAAAAAAACAAAGGTAACAGAAAATGCCGATGAGAGATTAGATGATGGAACAACTGATATAGACTCATTGGACGCCTTTGAATATTCGTTCGAAAGAAAAATAAAAAGAATAAATGACATAGTTAGATTTAAGCGAGGTGTTGATAATGCTTAATCGCATAGTAAATAAAATAAAAGGTTGGTGGAAAAGTATGTTTGATTACCAAAAAATAATAACTGATTTTAATTTAGATTCACAAACATCAAAAGAAATGTTAGATGCCATAAAATTATGGTCTGATATTTTTAATGGTCATGCACCATGGCAAAATGATGAAGTTAAATCATTGCATGTTGCTAAAACTGTATGTGAAAAAGTATCTAAAGCAGTTACTATTGAGTTAAAGACATCATGTACTGATAAGAATATGGATGTTGTTTATCAAAGATTTTTACGAAACATTAGAAAATATACTGAATATGCTATCGGAAAGGGAAGCATGTTTTTTAAACCTGTGTACGAAAACAATAAAATAAAAATTAACATTATACATGGTGATAAGTTTATTCCTTTTAAATTTGATGATAGTGGTGAATTACTTGGCGCTATTTTTATAGACCAATATACAAAAGGAAATGATGTATATACTAGACTTGAATACAATGAACTTGTTGATGGAGTAATGAAAATAAAAAACATAGCTTATAAAGGGCAAACAAATGGTGTTGTGTTGAGCAATAGAATATCATTATCAGAAGTTGAAAAATGGAAAGATATTGAAGAAGAAGGACAAATCGAGGGTATTGATAGATTAATAGGTGGATTCTTTACAATGAAGAATGCAAATACTATTGATAATAATAGCCCTCTTGGATGTGCTATATTTGCAAATGCCATAGGGACACTAGAAGAAATAGACAAACAATTTTCAAGAATATTATGGGAATATGAAGGAAGCGAATTAGCGATTGAGGCAGACGCTACATTATTCCAAAAAGATAAGAATGGTAATCCGAAATTACCAAAAGGCAAAAAAAGATTATATAGACTTTTAAATAGTGATGAAGAAAGTTGGAATGTATTTAGTCCTGAAATTAGAGATAATGCTTTATTTAATGGATTAAATGAATTATTTAGACAAGCAGAAAATGAAATGAATCTATCATTTGGAATTATTTCTAAACAAGAAAATGTCGCTTTAACCGCTACTGAAATAAAAAGTTCTAAACAAGATTACTTTGTAACAGTTAGTGATATTCAAAAAGCAATGCAATCTGCGTTAGAAGATTTAGTATATGGTATTTATGTATTATGTAAATTGTATAACATACCTGTTGGCGCTAATTATGATATGACTTTTGACTGGGATGATAGTATTTTGGTAGATAAAGATGCTTTGCAAAAACAAGCACAATTAGAATTAAACCAAGGCATTATAGATAGAATCCAATATTTTATGATTACTCGTGATTGGTCTGAAGAAGAAGCAATTGCTTTTGTTGAACAAATGGATAAGAGAAGCCCTAAAAACGTAGAAGAAGAACCACCAACAGAAGAATAGAGGTGTTTTATGAAACAAATTCCAAAATTAGCTAAAGGCGGAATTATAAATAATGATTTACCTTTAATGTATGCAGGGGAAAAAGAAAAATGTTTATTTGATGATAAGTATTATCGAATTTATAAACATACTAAAAACAGAAGGATAAAGAAAAAACAAGAGAAAAAATCATGGATTCTTAAACGAAAGAAAATTTTAAAACGTTTGTGTGAGTTTGAAGAAATACCAGTTAATATTAAAATGGAAGATTTATTAAAATGAAAACAGATAAAGAGTTAAAATTATTAGCTGAACCAATAGTTGATATCTACAATAACATAGAACATGATTTACTTATGAAGATAGCTTCTTTTTTTGAAATAGATGAAGAAGTTACTGTTTTAAATAGTTTAGATTGGTATTTTAAAAAGCTACAAGAAATGGGAGCATTAAATCAAACAGCTATAAAGATTATTTCTAAATATTCAAGTGTTTCTGAAGAGCAAATATTAAAAGCGCTTAATGATGCTGGGTATGGAAGTATTGATAAGGCTAGATTTGAAGATATTACAACACAAGGATACACAAATATTAGTTGGGAAAATTTACTAAAATCCGAAAGTATAAATAGTGCAATTAATACATCATTTACAGAAATATCTAAAACATTGAAAATGATTAATACCAAAGCAATAGAAAGTACCCAACAATCATATATGAACGTGTTAAATCAAGCGTATTTAGAAACTTCTACAGGTTTATATGATTATAATACAGCTATTAAACGAGCATTGGAAAAAATGGTTGATGATGGTATTAAAGGAGCTAGTTATAAAAGAAAAGATGGTTCTATATATTCAATAACATTGGAATCAGCAGTTAGAAGAGATGTAACAACCGCTATATATCAATCATTTAACCGTGGTTCAGTAGCGATTAGTGAAGAATTGGGTGCAAAGTATTACGAAGTATCTTCACACTTAGGAGCTAGGTTAGGCGATGAAATACACCCTATATCTAATCACTTTGCTTGGCAAGGAAAAGTTTATAAAATAAATGGTTCTGATAAAGAGTATGATAACTTTTATAATAAAACAGGTTATGGTGATATATTAGGATTAGGTGGTGTTAATTGTAGACATAGATTTTGGGCATTTTTTCCTGGTATAGATACACCAATGCAAGAACAATATGATTATGCAGAAAACAAAAAAGAAGTTGAACTTCAAAAGAAACAAAGAGCATATGAAAGGAAACTTCGTAAAATTAAAACTAATCAAAACATAGCCAAAGATCGTGGGGATAGCGAAGGCTTTAAAAAGTGGAGTATAAAACAAAAAGACACTAATGAACAATATAGAAAGTTTATGGCTATCAATAAACTAGAACGTGATTATGCTAGAGAAAGAATTATTCCAAGAACAAATGAAAATTATTTTTCTATTAATGATGTTGACATTCCTGATTTTAACAAAGAACATATAAAATCATGCGTTATGGAAGCGAGAGATTTATTACCAGAACATATTAGAGAAATATGTAAAGGTGTTAAATTCAAAGTTGATAATAATGGTTATAATAGATATAGTAAAAAAGAAAATATAATATATTTAAATAGCAATAGTGATACTTATACAGTATTGCATGAAATAGGACATCTTATTGAATTTAAGTTAGATTTGCCTAATAACGAAAAATATTGTAGTATATTAACAAACAAATTCCAAAAATATTCGTTTAAAGATTATGAATTAAATAAATACAAAAATGCTAAAGGAAAACATGTTAAGTTATTTGAAATAAAGAACAAGCATGATTTTGTGAGTGATTATCAGGCAACATTATATCCTTATGTAGAAGGTGAATATGCATTTAAATCATTTGGTAAAATAAACATTAATAATGCAAAAGAATATTTTAGTGAAGGAATGAAATACTATTTTAAAAATCCTAAATTACTCAAGAATAGGGATAAGGAACTATTTAATTATATAGAAAATATTATGGAGGTTAATAATGACCGATAAACAAAAAGAGAAAATATTACAAACACAAACAATAGAAGAATTCAATGAATTGTTATTTAAATACGCACCAGAATATGGTGATTTAAAAATGGATGATTGGGATAAAGATATAGAAAAACATCTCATAGAAGATATATTAAAAACAACTAAAGAAACATTAGAAGAAATGGATGAAGTAATAACAGAATACAAAGACTAATATCTTATATTTATTTAAAAATAGGTCGATTAAATATCGGCTTTTTTCGTGTGGCATAGCAACGGTAGGACTAGCACGATATCTAAATCTAGGAGGACACGACCTCTAGAAAAAGTGGAAGGAGTGAGATATATGAAAAACTTTTTAGAAAATCTAGAAATTGGGGAAGGTAAGGTTAAATTAAGTAATGAAGAAATTAAATCTATTCTTACAGAACATGGTAAAACAATTACTAATGAAACTGAGAAGGTAAGAACAGAACTTAATAAAGAAATTGATAATTACAAAACTACAGTTACTAATTTAGAAAATCAAATTGAAACTATGCCAAACTCTGATGAGTTAGACAAACTAAAAAAAGAGATTCAAGATATGAAAGAAGCTGAATCTCAAAGAAAAGCCGATGAGAAGGTGCAAAAAGAAAAGAGTATTCGAGAAGAAAGAACGAATGCTTTTTTTAATGAAGTTAAATTTGCAAGTGAATCAGCAAAGGCTGGTGTAATCGCACAATTTAACGAAAAGGACTTTAAGTATGATGAAGAATCTCAAAAATTTCAAGGAGCTTCAGAATGGCTTGAAGAACTTAAGGAAAATGATACAGGAGCATTTGTAAGTGAAGTTGCAAATCCAAAATACACAACTATACCAACAGCTCCAACAAGTGATAGTTCAATGGATGAATTAAAAGAAGCTTTTGGACTACCAAACGAACAAAAATAGAAGGAGAGATGAAAATATATGAATAACAATATTACGTTATCAAAAAATTATATACCTTTACTAGATGAGGTATACAAAAATGCAGAAACATCTAGTGTATTAAATAGCCCTGCAAAAGATATTAAAATGGGGCAAAAAGCAGGAGAGTTTTTAATTGCTAAATATTCAATGGATGGTTTAAAAGATTATTCAAGAAATAGTGGTTATAAACGTGGAAATGTTAAATTAGAATGGGAAACTCATAAAGCAAATTATGACCGTGGTGTTAAATTTGAAGTTGATACTATGGATAATGAAGAAAGTGCAGAACTTGCATTTGGAAAATTAGCTGGTGAATTTGCTAGAACACAAGGTGCTCCAGAACAAGATGCATTCACTTATGCAACTTTAGCTGGTGTAACAGGAGTATCAATTACTGAAGAAGATTTAGCTACTGGTGATGAAATTTTAAATGCCATCCAAAGAGACCAAAGTGCTATGGATGAAGAAGAAGTAACAGGGACTTCAAGATATTTGTTTATTACATCAACAGCTTTAAGAAAAGCTCAAAATGTAGAAAAATATAAAAGTACAGGAGTGCTTGACGAATTTGCACAAATTGTTAAAGTTCCACAAAAACGTTTTTATACTGCAATCGAATTATTAGATGGTGAAACAGAAGGTGAAGAAATTGGTGGATATAAAAAAGCAGAAAATGGTAAAGATATTAACTTTATGATTGTTGAAAAAAGTGCTGTATTAAAATGGCCTAAACATACTGCTTCAGATATTATTACACCTGCTAACAATGCAGATTCAGATGCATACATTCAAAAACATAGAAAATATGGTATTGTTGATGTTTATGAAAACAAAGTAGCAGGAATTAGAGTATCTGCTAAAAAAGGTGCAACAGCTAACAAAGCAGAAAGCACTGATTAATAATATAAAATTATAAAAAGAAAGGAATTATAATATGGGAAAAATCATAGGTGTTGGTGCTACAAAAAACAGCGGTAATAAAGAAATCGCTGTTTTAAAAGCACAAATTAAAACTTTAAATAATGAAGTTGAAATTTTAAAAGTAGAGAAGGAAGATTTAGAAAAACTTCCTACTGAATTAAGTAATAAAGTTGCAGAACTAGAAAAACAAATTGAAACAGTAACTGCAGAAAAAGAAGCAGCTGAAACGAAAGCTGCAGAACTAGAAAAACAAGTTGCTAAATTAGAAAAATCAGCACAAAAATAGAAAGGAGAGTGATAGGTATGGGACCTTATGTCGATTATAGATACTATAGTGAAACATTTCATGGTGATGTCATACCCGAAAATCCTTTTAATAAGTATGCGATGGAAGCAAGTAGAAAGATAAATTATTATACATTTGGAAAAATCGATAGTAAAAATGTACCTGTACAGGTTCAATATGCTACTTGCTCTATTGCAGAGCTTTTGTATAAACAAGAAGAATTAAAAAACTCAATTATAAATCAAACGAATGATAATACAAAAATAGCCAGTGAAACATTAGGGCCACGTTCTATAACGTATGTAAATAATAACTCTGAAGTAAACAAACAAATATTATCAGATAAAGAACTCAAAAACAAAATATATGATATGTGTACAGAATACCTAGTAGGAACGAGTCTTATGTATCGAGGTATTTATGAGTGATAACGAAAAGTATCCACATGAAATAACTATAATAAGACACGAAACAGTAAAACATGAAGATAAATATAGTGTTTTGTATGAAGAAAATGTTTTATGGTATGGGTCAGAAGGTATACAAGTAAAAGATGGATATATAAAAAATGATTCTATTAATATTTTGATACCTAGAATAACTGCAAATATCAAAAAGAAGGATATAGTTATTCTTGGTCACCATGAAGATATTACTAATCCACGTGAAGCGAAAAACTATGATGATGTTATTACTGTTACGTCTGTTAATAAATACGATGTTGGTAGTTCATTAGATTGTATATTAGTTGGCGGTGAATAATGAAACTAAAAATGAAACCTAATAGTGTGATTAAAGTGCGTTTAGGTATCAATAACGGTGGTGCTGTTCATAGACGTTTTACTCAGGTATGTGCTAGACATATGGACAAGTATGTGCCTAAAGATAGCAGTATTTTAAGAACTAATATAGATATACAACCAACAAAAATAATATATAAAAGTCCTTATGCGTTTTATCAATACAAAGGTAAATTATATATTGACCCTAAAACTAAAAAAGGTGCTTTCTATAATGAAGCATATGGTTTTTGGAGTAGGCCTAATACTCAAAAGATACCTACTAATAAGAAATTAAATTATCATACACCAGGTACAGGTTCCTATTGGGATAAAAAAATGTGGTCAGCTGAAAAAAACCAAGTAATTAAAGAAACACAAGTATATTTAGATAGAGGGTGTAAATAATGGAAATAAAGGATACTCGTATTTATAAAATTAGAGAATATATGATAGGTATTTTAGATGAAATATTGTTAGATAAAGATTATCAATTAAATGCTAATTTTTTGGCAGAAGATATTGATAATTTTTCTTTGGATAAAATTCCTGTAGATGATAATAGCGAAAGCTGGATAATACCAACTAAAGTTTGTAGAGATGTATACGAATTTAGAAGTCGTAATTTTTATGGTGCTGATACAATGAATAATTTATCTAATATTGGCTTTTTTGAAGAGTTTGAAAAAATAATTGAGCAAAAAAATAAGGAAGGCAAGTTTCCACAAATATATGGTGTTGAAAAAATAGAATGCTTAAATTGTGGAGCTTTATCTTCTGTTAATTCTGCAGACACAGCAGAGTTTGCAGTACAAATTCAAATAACCTATTTGAAAGAGGTGTAAATGTGAAGAAGATTATTTTCACGAAAGATTGCAATTATGAAGGTAAAATCGTAAAAGCAAATAAAGAATTAAACCCTAAAAAAGTTAAAGACTGGGATTTAATTTGGAAATTAAATGAAAAAGGTCATATTAAGCCTTTGACAGAAAAAGAGTTTTTAGAAATTAAAGGAAGCATTTCTAAAAAAGAAAGAAAGGATGAAGACTAATGGAAATTAAAAGAGCAAAAAGAACTCAATGGATGACATTTTTAGATACTACTCCAACCGCAGAAGATTATAGTTGGGTACTGTTAGGTAAAGGTGTATCTGAATATGCTATTGCATATAATCCTCAAATCACTACTGAAAAAGACATTATTAGTGACAATGCTACAAGCTCACACGATAGTAATCAAAAACAAGGGGATGTATCTCAAAAAATTTATTCAGGTGATCCATGTTATGAATATATGGATAAATTAAGAGATAAAATTGGAGCCGATGTCCAAGGACATATATTAGATATAGATATTTTACATGGCGAAAAAACACAGGAAAATGTAATGAAATACCCAGCTAAAATGAGTAATTGTATTACGCCAGTTACACAATTTTTAGGTGAAGATGCAACTATTGAATATTCAATTTATTATAATGGTGACCCAATAGAAGGTTTTGCCACTATAACTAATGGAGTTCCAACATTTACTCCAAGTGTGAATTAGTTAAAGGCAGGTGAAATACCTGCCTTATTTTTATTATGAGAGGGAGATAACAATGGACAAATTTATTCAATTAAAAAAAGATAATATAACTAGATTTGGTATCAAAGATGCTGCTGGTAATGACACTGGACAATTTTTAGAATTTGATTTAGAAGATATTGAGCTTCCATTAAAAATAAACGAAAGTGAAGCAAAACATAGAAGTAATATAAGTTATGTTAAAAGTCAATTTATCATCATTGATAAAAAAGAAGACAAAAAAGGGAAATTTTTATTAACTTGGAAAGAAGAAGAAAAAATAAAGGTCTTGAAGGACTTTTATGAGAAAGAAATGGAGGCTTTAGATTTATTTTTGGGTGAGGGTGGAACAAAAAAACTTTTGAATGGTAGAAAACCTTATTATGAAATGTATGATGATATAAACGATATCCTTGAACCAATATTACCAAAATTACAAAAAACAGCCGAAGATATAGAAGATAGAATTAAACAAAAATATAGTAACAACAGCCAAAAAGAAGTGTTGAAATAATGAAACCTACTTTTGTAGAAATAAATAATACTAAATATGAAATCAATATTGATTTTAGAGTTGCTTTAGAATGCGAAAAAATTGCCAATGATGAAAATATTGGAAATTATGAGCGAGCTTTAGCTATAATTTATAAATTGTTTGGTGAAAAAGGTTTGCATGATAATGAAAATCACGACAAATTATTAGATTTAGCAGTTCGTTATCTTCAATGTGATAAAGATTCTTCGCCAAATGATGAAGAGCCAAATATGGACTATGAGCAAGATATGGATTATATTGAGGCTAGTTTTAGAAGCGATTATTTAATAGATTTAGAAAATACTAAAATGCATTGGTGGACATTTTCAAATTTAATGAATGGTCTTACTGAAAATTGTGTTTTAAATAGAGTAAGATATGTACGTGATTATGATATTCAAAACATAAAAGACCCAAAAGAAAGACAAAAGTGGATAGATCAAAAAGAAAAAGTAGCATTGAGAAAAAAACAAAAGCCATTAACTTTAAAGGAACAAGAGAGTCTAAATGCCTTTTATGAACTTACTGGTATTAGAGAGGAGTGATGACTTATGGATGGATGGTTAACAATTGGAACAAAGATAGATGATAACGGTTTTGATAAAGATGTTTCTCTTTTAAATGATAAATTATCTATAGTAGAAAATGAACAAAAAAAAATTAACCAAACAACAGGTGAATATAAAAAAGAACTAATATCTGTAGAAACTAATATGAACCAAATAATTGGTGAAATGAACCAACTAGAATCTAAAGCAATTGCTTTAGAAAGTTCTGGGCAAAAATATTCTACATCATACAATAATGTAGTCAATAAAATGGATAATTTAAATGATAAATATGGTGAATTAGAAAAGAGACAACAATCATTAAATTCTAATATTAATGACCAAAACATAAAGTATGATAAATTAAATATAAAGGCCAATTCATATAAAAATAGCTTAGAAAAATTAAATTTAAAAAAACAAACAGCTGAAATATCTAACGCCAATACTAAAATGAATTTGCTGACCAACTCTGTTACAAAAACAGGAAACGGAGTGCAAAATACAATAAATAAAATTTCTAAAATGGCTTTATCAATATTTGGAGCTGCTACAGCATATCGAATTATGAGTAGTGCAGCAAGTACTTTGTCGCAGTATAATAAAGGTATTAGCGCTAATATAGAATATATGAAATTTGCTTTGGCTACTGCTCTTCAACCAGTTATAGAAGGAATTATTAATTTAGCTCATAAATTATTAGCTTATATTGCATATATCGCAAAGGCATGGTTTGGAATTAGTTTGTTCGCAAATGCTAGTTCTAAATCGTTTCAAAATGCTCAAAAATCCACTTCTAAAATGAAAAAAGATACAAAAGAAATGCATAAAAGTTTAGCTTCTGGAATTGATGAAATTACAAATCTAGATAAATTAGACAATGATAATAAAAATAATGATGAAAATTCTGGAATACAAGTACCAACATTTGATTTGGGGAATTTAGATGATGTTCCTATTCCTGGTTGGATTAAATGGATTGCTGAAAATAAAGATTTAGTTATAGGTGCATTGATTGGAATTGCAGGTGCAATAGCAATTTTTAAATTGGCCGGTTTTATTAAAGATTTATTTGATGTTGCAAAGGGTGTCGGTAAAATAGTAGGCAAATTTGGATTGTTAAAATCTTTAGGTATAGCGGTTATAATTGGTGGTATAGCGATGACAATTAAAGGAGTTATAGATTTTATAAAGGACCCTTGTTGGGATAACTTTAAAACTATACTTAAAGGGATTTCAGCTATATTATTTGGTGTGGCTATGGTTGTAGGAGGGCCTTTAAGCATTACAATTGCTGCTATTGCAGCCGCCGTTTTAGGAATAACGATGATAATAGATGGAGTTATAAATTATCTTAAAGACCCAACGTGGGAAAATTTTAAAACTATTTTAGGAGGCATTGCGTTAATTGTTTTAGCAATAGCGTTGATATTTGGTTCTATACCAGCTCTTATCGTTGCTATTATAGCGATTGTTGCTGCAGTAGGTTTAGTGATTTATAAACATTGGGATGAAATAAAAGCTGTATTAGGAGAGGTTGGCACTTGGATATATGATAATATAATCAAACCAGTAGCTGACTTTTTTGTTGGACTTTGGAATGGAATTGTTAATGGTGTTAAGAATGCTATAAATTTAGTAAAAAATGTATTTGGCTCAATTGTTAGCTTTTTTAGTGGAATAATATCTAAAATTTTAGGCTTTTTTAAAAATATAGGAACTAGCGTTGGTAACGTTATAGGAAAAGCATTCAAGGGTGTAGTTAATGGAATTTTATCTGCCATAGAAAATATTTTGAATTTTCCAATAAAATCAATAAATAAGTTAATAAATGTTATTAATAAAGTTCCAGGAATTGATTTGGGAACTTTATCAACATTTAAATTACCTAGATTGGAAAAAGGTGGTATTGTAAATAGGCCTGGTCCTGGTGTTAATATGGGAAGTTACATTGCTGGAGAAAGAGGTGCAGAGGCAATTGTCCCATTACAAAATAGTAAATTTATTACTGACTTTGCTGGCGAAGTAGCTGGACAAATGAATAATAGTACAGTTGTAGATTTATTATTAGAGCTTAATAGGAATGTTTTAGAATTAGCTAATAGACCAACCATATTAGATATAAATGGGAAAGAAATAGCTAGGGCTTTGCATTCAGATTTTAAAAATGAAGATAGTAGACAAAATAGTTCTATGAGTGTTAGAAGGAGTTGATAGAAATGGCATTTTTGGAAGCAAGTTACAATAACAAAAATTGGTTCGCATTGCCTAATCCTAGTTCTGACAATTATAGCCCTACCTATACGCATTTGGAAGAATCTTATAGAGATGCGACTGGACGATTACATAGAGATATAAAAAGACGAAATCTTGCAAAAGTAACTACAGGGTGGTCATCTTTAAATGCCTCACAAATGGCATTATTACAGTCTTTATATGATAAAGACTTTTTTTATTTAAAATTTACTGATAATTATGGAAGAAGGGTAATAAAAAAAGTGTACGCAGGACCGTTAGATGGTAAAACAAAATATGCAGATAAGAAAACTTATGAATTAGTAAAAAGGACCGATGTTAGTATGAATTTTATTGAATATTAGAGGTGATTTATGCAAAAGGTTAGTGATAGTTTCATTCAGGCAATAAAAGCCGATAATAGAGAAATAAAAGGGTATGTAGAGATAACATATGCCATGGGTGATAATTCGGGTTATTATGCGTTATCTGCACCACAAGGAGTTAGATATAGTGATACATCAGAAATGTTTGATGGTAAACGAAAATGTAACAAATATGCTACATTGGAAAGTGATTACACATCATTAGATGGTAGTTTCTTTTTACCTAATTATAATATAAAAAATGATAATGCTGGTTATGTATCAGGAAATGTATTTAGCGAAATTGAAACATTTAATATAAATATAAAAAATGATATTTTACCATGGACCACAAAAGGGATTACCTTTTATTTTAATGATAATATACCAGTTAATTTTACTATTACGATAAATGGAAATGATGTTTATGAGATTATTGATAATGATAAACCTGTATTTCAGCTTATGCTAGAAGATGAAACAATGGTTACATACATAAATATTGATATTGATCAAGTAGAATATCCCAATAGAAGAATAAGAATTTCTGAAATAGATTTAGGTATTACTAATTTGTATGAAGGGCAAGATTTAGTATCTTTTTCAACTACCGAAGAAATAGATATTCTTATGACAAGTACACCAACAAATGAAGTTACAGTAAACCTAAATAATTATGATAACCAATTTGACCCAATTAATCCCAAAGGAATAACACAATATTTAACAGAAAATTGTATTATTAAACCATATATTGGAGTTTTAACTGATAATGGCGAAGAATATGTGAGTATGGGTATTTATTATGTAACTGACTGGAGTTCTAATGCAGATGGTAATGTTACTATAAACGGTAAAAATTTAATGTCTATTATTAGTAATTTACAGTTAAAAAGTGATGGTAATTTATTTAAAAGGAACTCAAGTAAATTTTGGAAGGAAAAGCAATTTTCAGATTATTTAACCAGTTTGTATAATATTAATTTTGATATGACATTTAGAAGCTTTTTTTTATGGTATACACAAACGACTAAATTATTAGATATAATTCAAGCTTTGGCGTCGTCTAGTCAAAGTTATATATCACCAAAAAAATTATATGTAAGTAGAGATAATAAGGTTGTTTATGATGATATGAATACTAATGTAATTGATCAAATAAAAAGGACAGAATTATTAAATGATGTTAAATATGAAACTCAAGCGGTAACAAATAATATTATAGTTAATACTAGCGAAGGCGCTAGTTCTTCTGGAGAAGGGAACGTTGAGTTATTGTCCACAACATATATTTTAAGTTCTACTGAAGAATATTCATGGTTTGTTTTATCTAAACCTGGGTGGATTGTTAGTGATTCAAATATTATTATTACAAGTCCTAATGCAGTAAATACAACTATTGTAGATTATAATTTTTGTTTAGTTTATCTTAAATTCGAAGGCAAAGTAGGAGATACAGTTAATATAAATATTAAAGGGTCGGATTTAAACAGGAGTGAAACTAAATTAATGCATACTGTGTCAAGTGATAATCAAAACACTATAGAAATGAATTATATGGATAACATTAGACCAATTTCTAATTTTTCAGATGATTTCTATGATTTTTATATTAAATATAGTAAACCTTATAAGATTTCTGCGAATTATATAGGAAATCCAATTTTAGAACCTGGCGATACTGTATCTGTAGAAACCAAATATGGTTATAAAAATATGATTATTACCAAACAAAATTTAACATTTGATGGCGCGCTAAAGGGCGTTATAGAAGGAGTTGGTGATTAATATGTATAATTACTTATCTTTTACAATATTAAACGAAATAGAAAATGCTGTGTCTACACTGCATTCGCAATTTGTTTCTACATATAATCTTGAAGAAGCTGAGTTGAAACCGCTAGAAAACGGTGTGTTATTAGGTGGAAAAACTTTGCATTTAAAGTTTCCTTGGGAATTATATCAAAACATTACAAACACAGTTAAAACTAATATTTTAACTACAAATAACGGAACGATAGATTTTTATTTAAAAGATAATGAAAATATAATTTCTTATTATTATAACAATAGTGATAATTATTTATATGCAAAAAAACAAAATGAAACTAATAATTATATAAATTATATAAGATATAAACTTCCGAGAAGCTTTGGCAACATAACAGCTATTAGTGAATCAGGAATTTTAAATTATATAAAAATTAGTTCTAATGAAACACTGCCTTTGAAATATTCTAAAAAAGTATGGGTTATAAATGAACCTGTTTATTTACAAGAAATAGATAGAATTGAACAAGGCATTCAAACTATAGCTGATTGTTTATACGAACCCATTGGCTATGAAGGCAAAGATTGGACCAATGTAGGGTATTATGGAACTACGAGTTTAGGCAGAGGAATAGAACAGAAGCCAATTAAAAGTGAAGATTTTATAAGGATGAAAAATAACATTGATTTACTAACTAATATATTTAATGAAGAAAATACAATTTGGAATATATGCAGTATAGTAAATTGGAACGAAGAATCTAACATGGAATGGGAGGAATAAAATGGCAAAAGTAGAATTTGTAAGAAGAGAAACGGATGCAGAATTAAATCAGGTGCCTATCAAAGATGGTCAAATGCTAGTAAGCGCCGAAGGAACTTCTTATATTGATTATGGAGATAATAGAATTGGTATTGGTGGAAGTGCTGATAGCGATTTTAATGAAAATAGTACTAACGCAATTCAAAATAAAACAGTAACTCAAGCTATTAATAAAATAAATGAAATTTTCTATAATGAAGAAGGAGATTATGAACTAGATGAAGATTATGAATAAAATTAAATCAAGAAAAAGAATGGAGTCAGTATTATGAAAATAAAAGATTTTATAAATCCAGCAAAAATTTTTATAAAGACGAAAGAAGGCAAAGGAACAACTTTAGATAAATATTTAAAAAATAAATCTATTAAAAAAGCCTGGGAAAACCCAAATCCTTCGGTTGCTTTTGGTACAGGGTCTATAGAATTAGATTCATCTGATTACGACTATTTAATTTGGGTTTTTAAAGAGCATATATCTAACAACAACACATTGTCAACTTTTACGCCAAAAGGCTTTCAACCAATGTTTTATTTAGGTAGTGATTTTGGTGTTAATGGAACATATTATGTAGCTAATTACGTTAGAAGATTTACTAAAGAAAGTGATACAAAATTTACATCATCACAACCGTTTGTTAAGTATAATGGTTCTAACACTTCAGAAACCAGCAATTATTTAATCCCATTATTCGTTTATAGAATAAAAATATAATTTTTTGAAAGGAGTATAAAAATGGAAATATTAGAAAATTTAAAATTTACCCATATGTATTGGGTTTTTTTATTGCCTATAATTTTAATGGCAGTTGATGTAATAACTGGTTATTATAACGCGTGGAAGAGCGGAAACACAAAAAGTTCAAAAATGCGAGATGGATTAGGCAAAAAAATGGCAGAAATTTGTTATATTGCAGTAGCCGGTTTAATAGGTGTTGCATTTGATGTTGACAAGGTTGTTTACCTTGTCTCTTTTTATGTCATTTATATGGAATTGATTTCTATAGCAGAAAATTGCGATAAACTAGGTTTTCCAATGCCAAAAAATTGGAAAGAAAAATTAAATAATCATAAAGAGGAGGAATAGTTATGTTACCAATAAAACAAAATTTAACAACAGTTAATTTTAATAAAGCTAATAAGACAAACAAATATATTGTAGTACATTATACTGCTAATACAACTGATACAGCTTATAATAATACAAAATATTTTAAATCAATGAATAGAAATGCATCATCACATTACTTTGTAGACGATAATAATATTTATCAATGCGTTCAAGATAAAGATATTGCATGGCATTGCGGTGGCAAAAAGCTAAATGGTAATGGTGGTAGTTTTTATGGAAAATGTACAAATGCTAATTCAATTGGTGTAGAAATGTGTTGCACTAACTCTGATGTATCAGCAAAAACTGAAGCTAATACAATTGAATTAGTTAAATATTTAATGAATAAATATAACATTCCAGTAAACAATATAATTCGTCATTATGATGTCACTGGTAAAAATTGTCCTAAGCCAATGGTTGAAAGTTCTAGTAGATGGAATAATTTTAAAACCAAATTAGGTGGACAAGTTAGTTCTACAGTGGCAACATCAAAACCATCAAATAGTGGTTATACAGGTGGCTCTCTGGTTGATTATCTTAAATCAATAGGAGTAGATAGTTCATTTAATAATCGTTCTAAATTGGCCCAAGCAAATGGAATTAATAACTATACAGGAACTGCAAGTCAAAATACTACATTATTAAATAAATTAAGAAATAAAGGAACCAGTCCATCACAAACCAACAACACATCTTATTATGCTAAGTACAATGGATCAAGCACTTCATTAGTAGACGCTTTAAAATCATTAGGCATCAATAGTTCGTTTGGCAATCGTAAAAGTATAGCTAAAGCGAACGGAATAAAAGTTTATGTTGGATTAGATTTACAAAATGTTACATTATTGAAATTGTTAAAACAAGGTAGATTAAAAAAATAAGAGACTCTAGGCAAAAACCTAGAGTTCTTTTTTGTGGAAAATTTGACTTTTATTTTTAATTTGTTATAATAACAGCACTTTTTGACATCATGCAAATTAAATTTTGTTGAAATGACCAAAAAGGTATGTTATAATAATTATGTAAGAAAGTGCCTGTATTTTTTTGCTCATTCTTGCATAAACTAAAAAAGAGATACACCTGACCCCTTTATGTTAGATGTTAATCTCTGTTCAACTGTTTAGCTGACAAGAAATAACACCGTTCATTAGATGAAAGGTGTTTTTCTTTTAGTTCTTTGATTTTAAAGCTACGACTGTGAAAAAAATTAATGCTAATGCTATAATTATCTCCATTAGTTGTTCTCCTATATTTACTCATTGAACATCACCTCCATTCTTTATTTATAAATTAATTAAAAATATTGAACAGAGGAAAACACCTAACTCAAGTGTATCTCTATACCATAATAACAAAATAATCAACAAAAGGCAATAACAACAATTATATTTTCCACAATAAAAATCAAAATTTATTTTGATGCATTTTTTAATGTTTTTGCAGTTTAAAAATATTTAAGGCGTATCGTTGCGTCTAAAATAACTTTAAGACTCAAATTTTTATATTGTCATTTTCTATAAGCACCATTAAAATCGCGAAATGCTAACTAAAATATCATAAAAAACGGATTTTTGAAATATAATGTTCACAAATCCAATTGATATTTTTTGATACAAAATCACGTGATATTAAATCAGTAGAAGTTCCATCTTTAAAATAAATAATTTTGCTTTTTATATGAAATTCTTTAACATTGTCAAAATTTATTATACATGATTGGTGGCTCTTGATAAAACGATAATCAAGTTGTTCATAAAGTTTTTTGATGCTTATGTATATTAATGGATAATTAGTTCCAACAACCTTTATTTGATTTTTTTTGTTAGTAGTAAAATAATTAACATTTTTAACGTTTATTGTATACATTATATTGCTGTTACATTTTATTTGAAAAATGTATTTTTTGCCTTTTAATTCTATAACTTTATATAATTTTTTTTCTAATTCACTAGATAAATTTTCAAATTTATTAATATATCCACACATATCGCAAGAACGTAAAGCTGTTGGAATATAATCAGTATAATATCCAGTAATAAAAATCACATAAATGTTTGGGTCTAAACGTTTTATTTTTCTAATGATATCAAAACCATTTGCGCTTGGTGTTTCAATATCTAATAAGTATATTAAGTTTGATAGCCTATTATTGTACAAAAAACTTATAAAATCGTCGTCATAATCGTGAAATGAATGAATTTTACAATCAAAACCTACTTGCGTGTTGAAAAAATTTTTTGTTATATTTATTATTAAATTTAAAGTGTGGACATTATCATCACAAACAACAACATTATACAACATACAACTAAATTCAAATTCATCAAATCACTTCCAATGCATATATTATACACGAAAATTGCCAAAATTTTACATGGAAATTTTTGGCAAATATTATCTTTATTAAATAGTAGTTTTAGAATCATAAAATAGAAGAAAATGAATATAATATAAAGAAAAAACAATAACGAACATATTCGTTGGCAACAAATTGGCAGCAAAAAAAATAAAATTTTAAAAAAATGTGTTGATTTTTATAGACTATTATGATATACTTTAGTAGTCTTATCTTTGACTTTTAATCAAAGGGTCCCGGGTTCGAGTCCCGGGCGGGACACCATTTTGATTATTTAAAAAGCCTTTATTT